CGCCGCGATCGCCGCCAGGCTCGAGACGACGCGCGGCTCGATCGCCGGCATCATCCACCGCAACAGGACATTGCAGATGATGCGCAGATCGAGCGCGCGGCCTCGCCCCGAGAAAAAAGCCGTGGCCAAGAAACCGGCTCCACCGCCGGCAGCGCCGCCGCGGCGACCGCCACCGCCACCGCCCGAGCCCGAGCCGATTATTCGAGCGACCCATCCGGCGCCAGCGATGCGCCGCGTCGGGCTGCTCGAGCTCAGACGCTTCGAATGCCGCTGGCCGGTCGAGGAGGATCCGCGCGTGACCGGCGGCCAGCGCTTCTGCGGCGCATTCGCGGCCGACAGCTTTTGCGATCACCACTCGGCGATCGCCTACACGGGGAGAAAGGGATGAACCACATGGTTGACGACTTCGATCCGACGACCGGCGAGATCATAGAGCCGCCGGCAGCGCCACCGCAGACGCCGCCCAGGAAGCGGGCAAGCAGGAAGAAACGGGGCAACGGCCGCGCGCCGATCCCTGAAAACGAGACGCCGCGCGATCGCTATCTGCGCAGTTCGGAAACACGCATGAAGGGCGCACTGCTGGCGATCGATCTCGTCGGCGCGTTTGGCCGCAATCGCGGCAACTACGAATATTCCGACCAGGAAGCGGAAAGGCTAGTCGCCCGCCTCGAGGCGGCGATCGCCGACACGAAGCGGGATCTCGCGCGGCCGGCATCGCGCGAAGACGAGCGCAAAGCCAGACGCGAATTTCATCGAGACTAGAACTCCGTGCAGGCGAGGCCCGGAGAGGCCGCCGCGATCAGCCGGTTCATGACCCAAGCGCGCGGCGGCAGGACGGAAGACGAGATGGGCGAGATCATATTCGGCCACGATAACAAGTTCGACATGCAGCTTAGTCAGGCGCTGATCGACGAGCGCCGGCTAGCCGACATTTTTGAACATGCTGATATCCACAAGATCGAGCTCAAGAGCGAAAGCCATCAGTGGGAAGAAACCGGCAATATCTGCATTGAATTTGCCCAGAACGGGCAACCGTCCGGCATAGCCATCACGGAAGCCACCGTTTGGGTGCATGAACTCAAGCGCGACGGGGAAACGCTCTGCTATCTGATGTTCCCGGTCGAGCGGCTAAAGAAGCTGGCGCGCGAAGCCTACCAGGAAGGCCGCTTCCGAACGCATGTCGGCGATGGCGGCCGCTTCGATGTCGTCCTGCTGCGCCTGCGGGATATCCTGAAATGACCGGCGAGCTCGCGATCATCGACGATCTTGCCGAGCGTATTCGCCTGCTCGACCAGGAAGTCGAAAGCGCGGCGCAAATCACGATCGACCGCATAGTCGAATGCGGCGCGCTCTTGATCGAGGCAAAACGAGTACACGCGCACGGCGAGTGGTTACCGTTCCTGCAGCGGGCAGGGATGCCCGCTCGTAAAGCACAGCGCTATATGGTGCTCGCGGACAAATACGACACGGTGTCGTATTTGGGTGGCCAGCGAGCCGCGCTTGAGCATCTAACCCGCCTGAATTCCACCGCTCGCCAGATCGAGAAAGCCGAAAAGCGCGCGCGCCGCGAGCTCGATCTATCCGCCAGGATCACGGCGCTGCCGGATAAGCGCTATGGCGTGATCGTTGCCGATCCTGAATGGCGGTTCGAACCCTACAGCCGCGACAGCGGCCTCGATCGAGCGGCTGACAATCATTACCCGACCAGCGCGACCGCAATTATTGCCTCGCGTCCTGTCGGGGAGATAGCAGCCGACGATTGCCTGCTCGGCTTGTGGGCAACCGTGCCGATGCTACCCGATGCCCTGGCGGTGATGGATGCCTGGGGCTTTGCCTATCGATCGTCAATGGCCTGGGTGAAAGACCGGATCGGCACCGGCTACTGGTTCCGCAATCAGCACGAGCTCTTTTTGCTAGGCGTGCGCGGCAACGTGCCAGCGCCGTCGCCAGGACTGCAATCGCCTTCCGTGGTTCATGCGCCGGTTGGCAAGCACTCGGCCAAGCCAGAAATCTTTCTCGACATCCTCGAAATCTATTTCCCAACCCTACCCAAGATCGAGCTCAATCGCCGTGGGCCGGCCCGCCCAGGATGGGATGCCTGGGGCAATGAAGTCGAGGCGGCCGCATGAACGAAGCCACCAATCTGCCCGTCCTGGTCCGCCGTGCTGCCGAGCAACTGGCGAGCGCGACAAGTGCAGCCGAAATCCTCGATGCGCGGGACATGGCATCGATCGCCTACGACCTGGCGAAGAAAGCCGGGCGCCTGGCAAAGGCAAAAGAGGCGCACGACGAGATCATCGTGAAGGCCGCCCATGCGCAGGCCGATGCGCTCGAAATTGAATCGGTGGCAAAGCGGCGGCTGGCCGACGAGTACGATGCGGCACAGGAGCGCGGCGAGGTCCGTCAGAACGGCGAACGCAGCTTTTCCACTTTGGAAAAGGTAGGGGGCATAGACCTCGGCCTGACCGGCAAGGACATCCACGAGGCGCGGACGATCCGCGATGCCGAGCAAGCGGATCCCGGTATCGTCCGCCGCTCGCTCGATGGTTTGCTTGATGCGGGAGAGGAACCTACGCGGGCGGCACTAAAGCGGGAAATTGCGCCTGCATCCAACGCCCGCAAGCCGATCGTTTCCGATGCTGCGCTGTGGATCTGGGGGCGACTCCGCGATTTCGAACGCAACGGATATTTCGGCGCCGATCCCCGGCGCCTTCTCGACGATATGACCGAACCAATGCGCGCCGATTGCCGCGAGCTTTTGCCGCGTGTCCGCGATTTTCTCGACCGAATGGAGGATGAGATCAATGGCCGTACATGAAGACATCACGTCGTTCATGCAGCGATGGATCACTGCGCGAGAAGAGGCTGCGATCCTTTCGCCGACGGTGCTGGCAGTCGCTGCCAGGCAGAACTTCGAACGTGGACCGCTAGAGCTGCATATCGAATACACCAGCCTTGAGCACCTGAAGCAGATGGCGAGGCGAGTGCTTGCCAACCGCTACAATGATGATGGTGAGGACAACCCGGCCTACGAGCAGGGTGAATTGTTTTCCGGCCATCTGCAGCAACGGTACCCGATACCGCATCAGCGAGGCTCGGACCCCCAATACAAATTGCGCCATTTGCTGACCGATCGAGAGCGGGCGTGGAACGTCGAGTTCCTTCGCAAGTCGGCTACAGCGCGGCTTGCTCATGCAGATGCGCTTGAGGCTGAAGGGCGGGGCAGAGCATCGGTATCATGACACCCTGGCGGCAACTCGACCTGCTGAAGGATCCGCGCCGCCAGCGCGGCACCAGGCCGCCGGCCGCCACCGAGTTCGCGACCCATTGCGCCATCGCTGACACCATCCGCGTCAATCTCGCGCCAGGCTGGCTCTGGTTCCACTGCCCGAACGGGGAACTGAGGCCGGATGGCGCTGGCGCCCGGCTGAAACGAATGGGGACTAGGCCGGGCGTCTCCGATTTCTTGCTCGTAGCGCCACCAAGAGGCCGTCTACACGCGCTCGAGCTCAAGAGGCGGGGGGAAAGGCCAACCAACGCGCAACACGCGTTCCTGGCCGATCTAGCGGACGCTGGAGGCCTGTCGGCCTGGGTCGACAGCTATGGCGACGCGATCGAGCAGCTGAAGGCCTGGGGCGCGCTGAAACGATCGATCGAGGTGGCGGCATGACACCGGACCAGGCAGAGATCCTGAGCGCCGCGCTTGAGGCCTTCGAGGAATGGCTGATCATCGTGGTCTGGCGCGCCAACGACAAGGAGGCGCGGCAACTGGCGCGCCAGGAGCTGATCGACGCGGTCGACGAGCTCGTGTCGGCGCTCGAGCTCGACGAGCGGCGCGGAGGCGAAAGGTGACGCCTTACCGCAGCCCCGCCGCCTTGCGCAGCGCCTGGTTCATGCGCGTCTGCCAGCCGGCGCCACCGGCCTTGAACCGCTCGATCACGTCGGCATCCAGACGCAGCTTGACGGCGCGCTTGGGTGCTTCGCCCACCGGTGGCCGACCGAGCTTCTTGCGGGCGATCTCCTCCGCGGCCGCAGGAAACTCTTCGGCGAACGTCCTCAGCTCGACCTTTTCGTCGTCGCCAGGCGACCAGTCGTCGGGATTGGCGGCGATGCGCCGTTGCAGCTCGGCCTCATGCGCGTCCGACCATTTGTCATCGGGCACTTCCCGCAAATTGATCTTTCGTTTGTCAGCCATGGTGAAGCCTCCTTTCAGCCCGGTCGGCCCGGCGCATGCTCACCAGCGAGATTGCCTCGCTGCCCAGCCGGGCATAGACGACGGCAATCGTGTGACCCTCAAGCGGGCCGATCGCCATCCGCCTTCCTTTCTTCGCAACGACGATCGTGGCAGTGGTGAAGAACGCCTCACCCTCGGCCGTGAAGCCATCGGCGTTCCCGAGGGAAGCGAAGTCATAACCTTCGTGATCCCTGATGTTGTCCAGCCGCTTCTTTTCGTCCCACACGATCTTCATAAGACTTATGTACCCCCATTAATCGCCGGATGCAATATCTTTGTGGGGGTACAGAAAAGAATTTCGCGGGGCGCGGCATGACGCCACAACGCCCCGACGACATCACCCAGGCCGACTGGTTCCAGGAAGCCGCAGCCCATGCCCGGGTGGCATCCCGGCGATACTGGGCAAAGGGCGGCAAGGCCGACCAGGACCATCCAAGGCACGACATGCCCTACTGGCCGGGAATACCGACCGGCAAGATCGACGCCGAGCTCGTCGAGCGGTCGCAGCGGAGGCGGATGAGGTGAAGGATGAGACGCCACGCGATGCGACAGCAGCCTCACCAGAGGTCAAGGAACATACCGACGAGGCGCTGGCGCTGGAGTTCGCACGGCGCCATTCGTCGTTCTTCCGATACGTCTCGGACTGGAACCGCTGGATGATCTACGACGGCGAGATGTGGGTGCGCGACGAACTGATGCGCGTCTATTCGGAATCCCGCGCGCTCTGCCGCGAAGACTCGATCGCCGCCTCGAAGACCATGAAAGCCAAGATCCTGTCGGCCAGGACCGTCAACGCGATCGTGTCGCTGGCGCGCTCCGATCCGATCCTGGCGGCCGTCGTCGACCAATGGGACCATGACCCGATGGCGCTCAACTGCCGCGGCGAGGTGCACCAGCTCGACGACGACCGCTTCAGCCGGATGGCGATTCCCGGCGACTACCTGACCAAGTCCACGACCGTGAAGCCGTCCGGCGATTGCCCGCTGTGGATCGAGTTCCTCGAAAAGGTGACGGCCGGCGATGCCGCCCTGGTCGACTATCTTCAGCGGGTCTGCGGCTATTGCCTTACCGGCTCGACGCAGGAGCAGTGCCTGTTCTTCCTCTACGGCCCCGGCGGCAACGGCAAGACGACCTTCGTCAACACCATTTCCGGCGTCATGGGCGACTATGCGAAGACCGCGGCGATCGACGCCTTCTCGCAGACCGGCAACGATCGCCACCCGACCGAGCTCGCCAACCTGCAGGGCGCCAGGCTGGTGGTGGCGTCCGAAACCGCGGAAGGCCGCAGATGGGACGAGACGCGGATCAAGACGCTGACCGGCGGCGAAACCATCTCGGCGCGTTTCATGCGCATGGATTTCTTCGAATACAGGCCGGTGCTCAAGCTGATGGTTTCGGGCAACCATAAGCCTGAGCTCAAGGGCGTCGACGAGGCCTGGCGGCGCCGGATGCAGATCATCCCCTTCACGGTGAGGATTCCGGCCAGCGAGCGCATCTTCGGGCTCGAGCAGCTACTCAGGCTCGAATGGCCTGGCATCCTGGCCTGGATGATCGAGGGCGCCCGCCACTGGTCCGCGATGGGCCTGCAGCCGCCGCCGGCCGTGATGGACGCCACCGAGGAATATCTCGAGGGCGAGGACGTGCTCGGCGGCTGGATCGAGGAAACGATCGACTTCGCGCCGGCCGATGAGAAGGCCTTCCTGAGCCGCCAGGCTCTTTTCGGCGAATGGTCGCTGTTCTGCAAGAACACCGGCGAGAAGATCGGCACGCGCAAGCAGTTCGTCGTCGCTATCAACCGCCGCAAGGGTTTCAACCAGCACAAGCGGGATGGAGTGCGCGGCTACCTGGGGATGAGATTCAAGGAACATCGGCCGCCAAAGGACGAGCTAAATTTATGAATGAAAACAATGTCAGGGCACGTTGGGCACTTCCGCCCCTTTTCCACGTATGGGGGATTCTTGATTCATACGCGCGGACACGCGCACACAATGAGTCCGGATTCCCCCATACGTCTAAATGCTTGGCTCCTGCCCGACGTGCCCTGATGATGTGTCGTTTCACGTGAAAACCTGAGCCCGGAAAAGGAGAGCGAAAATGACCCAACCAGCCGAAAAACTGTCCGCCCTGAACGCTCCGCGCCTCGTCGGCGCCTCAGCCGAGATCGAGGCCATCATCAGCGGCGGCGAAGGCCTCTACCGCCGCCGGCGCAAGGAACTGGAGGAGGCCGAGCGCACCTACCAGGCCGAGCGTTTCGCGCTGCTGGCGGACTTCGACCAGCGGGCGCAGGCCCTGGTCGACGAGCGCGAGGACAAGCTGCGCGAGCTCGACACCACCCATGCGCGCCGGAAGGCCAAGCGTGAGCGCGTGCTAGCGGCGCTGGCGACATTGCGGGACGTCTGAGATGGCTAACCCGATAGTGATTGATATTTCTCACCACAATCCGGAGCCCGACTGGGCCGCGCTCAAGAAAGGCGGCACGGTCGGCGTCATCCTCAAGGCGACCGAAGGCACCAGCTACCAGGATGACACGCTTTACAGCCGCGGCGTGGCGGCGCACGAAGCCGGGCTGAAGACCGCGACCTATCATTTCTTGCGCCCAGGCTCGATCGACGAGCAGATGGACTTCTACCTCTCGGTGGTCGACCCGCTGCCCGGCGAGCGCATGGTGCTCGACCATGAGGATCCCGGCGTCTCGCTGTCCGATCTCGAGGACGCCGTCGAATATCTGCTCGACTGCCGCCCCGATCTCCAGATCAGCATCTATTCCGGCCATCTGATCAAGGACCAGCTCGGCGATCGCCTCAGCGACATCCTGGCCGACAACACCTCGCTGTGGATCGCCCAATACACGAGCGCTGCAGCGCCCTCCTGGCCGAAAGGCACCTGGGCAGTCTGGTCGCTGTGGCAATACACCGACCAGGCCGAGGTGAGCGGGATCTCTGCCCGGGTCGATGGCAACCGCTGGAATGGTTCAATTGAGAACCTTATCACCTGGTTCGGTCCTGCAGGGGAGCCTGTACCGGAGCCTGCACCGGAACCAGAAGCGGGCGAGGTGCTGGTCAGCGTGATCGCCAGCCCTGGCGTCAAGGTCACGGTGATGGTCAATGGCGAGACTAAGCAACCTTAAGCCAAGGCTTGCCGCCCTTGCGCCGCGCATCGGCTTTGCGCCCGGCGACCGGCAGGCGGAAGCCAGCTACCGCAAGACGACGCAGCCCTCGCAGGAATGGTACACATCGAGGCGCTGGCGCCAGCTGCGCTGGTCCGTCCTGGTCCGCGACCTGTTCACCTGTGCGATCTGCCATCACGTGATCGCCGACACCTCGCAGCTGGTGTGCGACCACGTCGAGCCGCACCGTGGCGACGAACGGCGGTTCTGGGCCGGTCCCTTCCAGACTTTGTGCAAGCCCTGCCATGACAGCGCCAAGCAGGCGGCCGAGCAGGCAATGCGCAACAATCCAACGCCATAGCGCAACATTCCTGCCCAATCTGACTGTTGTCAGCAACAATATTGCTGACGAGGGGCCCGGGGGGGCGTATATGTCCCGAAACGGGGCATCGGCCGTCAGTCGGCCCCGCAGCCATTCGGAGAATTTTTTCCGTGGTGACTGAGGAAAAAAAGCCTAGAGGCCGCGGTCGGCCGCGGAAGCACGAGGCAAGGCCTCATTTCGAGACCGCGCTCGAATATGCAATGCACGTCATCAACGACAGCACCGTCACCGCACGGCGCCGCGACGCCATGGCAATGGCGGTGCTTCGCTACGGCTACCAGGCATCGACGGCCAAGGCGACCGCCGACAAACCGGGCAAGAAGGCGGCAGCCAATCTCGAGGCGCAGACCGCGCACCAGGAGACCGAGTGGGGGGTCCTGGTGCAATGAGCGGCTGGAGCTTCACCTGCCCGGACTGGGACGCACGCTTGCGGCAGGGGCGCTCGCTGCTTCCCGATCTACCTCTCGACGATGCCGAAGGCGAGCGGGCGCTCGGGATCTTCGGCAAGCTTAGGCTGCCTGACGTGCCGGGACGGCCGGCGCTCGCCGATGCGGCCGGGCAGTGGCAGCGCGATATCGTCCGCGCGGTGTTCGGCTCGCTCGACGAGAACGGCAACCGCCAGGTGCCGGAAGTGTTCGCGCTGGTGCCGAAGAAGAACTCCAAGACCACCGGCGGCGCGGCGATCATGGTGACGGCGCTGTTGATGAACAGGCGGCCGCGCGCGGAATTCATCCTGGTCGGGCCGACGCAGGAAGTCGCCGACCTCGCCTTCCAGCAGGCGGCCGGCATGATCGACGCGGATCCGGAAGGCTACCTGCCGAAACGCTTCCTCGTGCAGGAGCACATCAAGACCATCCTCGACCGCAAGACCAAGGCCAGGCTGAAGGTGAAGACCTTCGACCTCAAGGTGATGACCGGCGCCAAGCCGGCCGGCGTGCTGGTCGACGAGCTGCACCTGATGTCGACGATGGCGTTCGCCGGCCGCGTCATCGGCCAGATCCGCGGCGGCGTGATCGCCAACCCGGAAGCCTTCCTGATCTTCATCTCGACGCAGTCCGACCAGCCGCCGGCGGGCGTGTTCCGGGCCGAGCTCGGCTATGCGCGCGGCGTTCGTGACGGACGCGTCAAGGACGGCCGCATGCTGCCGGTGCTCTACGAGTTCCCGGAATCGATGCAGCGGTCGGCCGAATGGCAGGATCCGCGCCACTGGCCGATGGTGCTGCCGAACCTCGGCAAGTCGATAACGCTCGACCGGCTGGTCGCCGACTGGGCGACCGCGCAGGAGAAGGGCGAGGAGGAGGAGCGGCGCTGGGCCTCGCAGCACCTCAACGTCGAGATCGGCCTGGCGCTGCACGACGACCGCTGGGCCGGCGCGGACTATTGGGAAGATGCCGCCGATCCGTCGATCACGCTGGATAGCCTGATCGAACGCTGCGACGTCGCGGTGGTCGGCATTGACGGCGGCGGCCTCGACGATCTGCTCGGCCTGGCGGTGCTCGGCCGCGACCGGACGACCCGCGACTGGCTGCTGTGGTCGCGCGCGTGGGCGCATACCGACGTTCTCGAGCGGCGCCGCGACACCGCGCAGCGGCTGGAGGACTTCGCCGCCGATGGCGACCTGGTGATCTGCGAGCGGCCGACGCAGGACATCGAGGAGGTCGCGGCCATCGTCGCCAGGCTGAAGGAAGCCGAGCTGCTGCCCGAAAAGGCGGCGGTCGGCGTCGACCTACACGGCATTTCCGACCTGGTCAACGAACTGGCGCTGAACGGCATCGGCGAGGGCCAGGTGATCGGCATCAGCCAGGGATACCGGCTCACCGGCGCGGTGTGGTCCTCCGAGCGGGCGTTGAAGGACGGCACGCTGTGGCACGCCGGATCCCGGCTGATGGCGTGGTGCGTCGGCAACGCCAAGGCCGAGCAGCGCGGCAATGCCGTGCTGATCACCAAGCAGGCCGCCGGCAAGGCCAAGATCGATCCGCTGGTCGCCTTGTTCGACGCCATGATGCTGGCCGGCCGCAACCCGCAGCCGATGCACGTGCCGAAGGGGCAGCTGTTTTTTGTGGGAGGCCAGCCATGAACCGCGCCTATGCCGTTCTCGACATCAAGTCGGTCGACGAGGACAAACGCGAGATCCGCGGCATCGCCTCGACGCCTTCGCCCGACCGCATGGAGGACATCGTCGAGCCTGAGGGCGTGAAGTTCGCGCTGCCGCTGCCGCTGCTTTACCAGCATGACAGCCGCCAGCCGATCGGCCACGTCACCGAAGCCAAGGTGTCGAAAGACGGCATCGAGATCGCCGCTACGGTGGTCAAGGGCGTCGACGAGGGGATCGACAAGGCCTGGCGCTATATCAAGTCGAAGCTGGTGCGCGGCCTGTCGATCGGGTTCCGTGCGCTGGAAAGTGAAGCGATCGACGCGAAGAACCCTTGGGGCGGCACCCGCTTCAAGAGCTGGGAATGGCTGGAGCTGTCGGCGGTAACCGTCGCGGCCAACCAGGACGCCAGCATCACCTCTATCAAATCCATCGACGAAGCGCAGCGGGCCGCGACCGGCCAGGGACTGCGCTCCGTCAAGACCCTGCCCGGCGTCACGGGCGCAACCCGACGAAAGGAGGGCAGCGCCATGAAGACGCTCGCCGAACAGATCGCTTCGCTGGAAGCGACCCGCGCCGCCAAGGCGGCAAGGATGACGGAAATCATGCAGAAAACGGCCGAGGACGGCCGCTCGACCGACGCCGCGGAGCAGGAGGAATTCGACACGCTCGAGGACGAGCTGAAGGCGGTCGACGCCGATCTCGCCCGCATGCAGGCGGTCGAGAAGCTCAACAAGGCCAGGGCCACGCCGGTGAGCGGAGCAAAAACGCCGGAAGAGGCGGCGGTAGTCCGCAGCGGCGCCAGCGCCATCGTGCTCAAGCAGACCCTGCCCAAGGGCACCGCCTTCACCCGCTACGTGATGGCGTATGCGGCGGCACAGGGCAACGTGATGCAGGCAGCCGAGATCGCCAAGCGGTGGCACAATTCGACGCCTGAGGTCGAGATTGCACTGAAGGCGGCGGTGACCGCCGGCACGACGACCGATGCCGACTGGGCGAAGCCGCTGGTCGAATACCAGACGATGGCCGACGAGATCCTCGATCTTATCCGGCCGGCCACGATCATCGGCCGCGTTCCCGGCCTCAGATACGTGCCGTTCAACACCAGGTTGGTCACCGTGCTGCAGGACAGCCTGGTCAAGTGGGTCGGTGAGGCCAAGGCCAAGCCGGTCGGTGAAATGAAATTCGGCGAGGTGACGCTGGGCGTCAACAAGGTCGCCGGCATCGTGGTGCTGTCGGAGGAACTGGTCAGGTTCTCGCGGCCGAATGCCGAGACCGAGGTGCGTTCCAACCTGGTCAAGGTGATCACCAAGTTCCTCGATCAGAACTTCATCGATCCGGCGATCGCGGCGGCGGCCGGCGTGCGACCGGGATCCATCCTCAACGGCGTGGTCGGCATTCCGTCGTCGGGAACGGCATCGGAGGACGCCAACGCCGACATCCAGGCGCTGCTGATCGCCGCGGCGGATTTCGAAACGCCGGTCTTCATCACGACGAAGACGATCGGAATGCAGCTTGCCATGCTGAAAAATCCGCTCGGTCAGGCTGAATTCCCGAATCTCAGCCCGACGGGCGCCGATGCCGGCAACATACTCGGCGTGCCGGCGGTCATCTCCAACGCAGTTCCGGCAGGCATCCTGGCTATCATCGACGCAAGCCGGATCATGATCGCCGACGATGGCGGCGTCTCGATCTCGATCTCGCGCGAGGCGACGCTCGAGATGAACGACGCTCCTGCTGATCCGAGCACCGCGACGTTCAATCTCTGGCAGAACAACTGCGTGGGCATCCGCGCCGAGCGGATGATCACCTGGCGGCGGGTGGTCGATACCGCTGTCGCCTACATCACCGGCGCCAACTACACCGGCGTGGTTACGCCGTAGGGGGACCGCCACCTGGGCGGCCCGTCACCTACAGCGGGCCGCCTCTTTTCGAAGGGAAGGAGACGCGGCAAATGGCATCGCTGATTGCAAGAGCTCCCATCAGAATCGGCGGCAAGGCGCTGAAAGCCGGCGAGGCCTTCGAACTCGACGAACGCTACGCGCGCACCCTCATCGCCACCCGCCAGGCCGAGCGGGCGACCGAAACTCCGAAGCCGGCGAGGAAGCCGGCGAAGGCCGAGGCCGGGGATAGGCCCAAACCCAAGGCCAAGACCTACAAGACCCGCAAGCTCGAGGCCGGGGACGAATGAAGATCTTCGGCCTGTCGATCACCAAGGCGGCGCGGCGCGAGACGCTGCATCCTGTCACGGCGTGGGACAACGCCCGTGGTGGCTGGTGGCCAGTCATCGTGCACGACCATTATGCCGGCGCCTGGCAGAGGAACGACGAGATCCGCATCGAGGACTGGCTGTCGTTCTGGCCAGTCTTCCGCTGCATCGATCTCATATCCTCCGACGTGTCAAAATGCCGGCTGCGGCTGGTCAGCCAGGACGAAAATGGCATCTGGAGCGAGGCGGACAGCCCGGCTTTCAGCCCAGTGCTCAGAAAGCCGAATGGCTACCAGAACCGGATCCAGTTCGTCGCCTCCTGGGTGCAGTCGAAGCTCATCCACGGCAACGCCTATGTGCTGAAGCAGCGCGACCAGCGCGGCGTGGTGGTGAGGCTGCATGTGCTGGATCCCGCCCATGTGACGGTCCTGGTGGCGCCGAATGGCGATGTCTACTACGAGCTGCGGCGCGACGACCTGGCCGGCCTTTCCGGCAACGACAATGTCGTGGCGCCTGCCCGGGAAATCATCCACGACCGCCAGGACACGTTCTACCATCCGCTGATCGGGCTCTCGAAGATGTACGCGGCCGGCGGACCGGCGCTGCAGGGGCTGTCGATCCAGAAGAACGAGACGCAGTTTTTCGGCAACCGGGCGATGCCGGGCGGTATCCTGACCGCGCCGGGCGCGATGGCCGACGACGCCGTCGCCAGGATGAAATCGCGATGGCAGGAGAATTTCGGCGGCGCCAATGCCGGATCGGTGGCGGTGCTGGCCGATGGCCTGAAATTCGAGCCGCTGGCGGTCAAGGCGACCGATGCGCAGGTAGTCGAGCAGCAGAAGGGCGCCGCCGAGGCGATTTGCGCGGCGTTCGGCGTACCGCCCTACAAGCTTGGCCTCGGACCCATGCCGACCGCCAACAATGTCGAGGCGCTTGACCAGCAGTACTATTCGCAATGCCTGCAGATCTTCATCGAGGCGATCGAGATGTGCCTCGACGAGGGGCTCGAGCTGCCGGCGCCCTACGGCACCGAGTTCGACCTTGACGATCTCCTGCGCCTGGACACGGCGACACACGTGAAATCGCTGTCCGATGCGGTCGGAGCAGGCATCATGGCGCCCAACGAGGCAAGGCGTCGGCTCAACCTTCCGCCGGTCAATGGAGGCGCGTCGCCGTACCTGCAGCAACAGAACTACTCGCTCGCCGCGCTTGCCAAGCGCGACCAGAAGGCGGACCCGTTCGCCCCGGCCAATCCGGCGCCGAAGCCGGCCGAACCCGACGAGCCAGATGAGGACGGGCCGCCGCAAGATGAGGAGCCGGATCCGACCAAGACTTTCATGGCGCGGCTCGAGCAGCGCGTGGCGGAAGGATGGATGGGCGATGCCACAGCTTGACATGGCCGCGATGGTCGATCGCCTGCTGGATGCCGTTTCGGTGCCGCTGGCGGCCCTTGGGGCGCGTGTGAAGGCGCTGGAGGACCGGCAGCCCCAGAAAGGCGACAAGGGCGATCCAGGCCAGCCTGGCGAGCCCGGCAGGCCCGGAGATCCTGGCAGGGACGGCATCGGCCTCGCTGCCGCCATGATCAACCGTGCCGGCGAGCTCGTCATCACGCTGTCCGATGGCAGCCTGCAGACGCTCGGCCTGGTGGTCGGCCGCGACGGAGATCCCGGCAGGCCCGGAGATCCTGGCAGGGATGGCTTGGACGGGTTCGGCTTCGACGACCTTGTCGTCGACTACGACGGTGAGCGCCAGGTGACGTTCCGCTTCACGCAAAGCGACAGGGTGAAAGAATTTCCGGTCTGCCTGCCGATCGTACTCGACCGCGGCGTCTACCGGGCCGAGCAGGAATACGAGCGCGGCGATGCAGTGTCGTTCGGCGGCTCGTTGTGGATCGCCCAGCAGGCAACCGCCGACAAGCCGGAGACCAGCGCCGGATGGAGGCTGGCGGTCAAACGCGGCCGCGACGGAAGGAGTGCCACCAAATGACGATCACCCTCGACGTTGCCAAGGCGCATCTGCGTGTCGATCACACCGACGACGACGCCGACATCGAGCGCAGGATCGCACACGCCTCGGCGATCGTGCTCGACTACATCAAGAAACCATCCGATTGGACTGCGATCGACAGTGTGCACGGTGCGATCGT